TGGATCGGTTCGATGGATGACGGCGACCGCGCGCAAGCCTACGCCGAGCTGGACCGCGAGATCGCCTTGCGTAAATTCCGGCGCGTCGAGGCGTCCGGAGAGGCGCAAATCGTCACAGCCGAAGGCGTGGTGTGCTGCGATTGCGGCGCGCCGATCGGCGGCGATCGGCTCGGCATCGTGCCCAAGGCGGTGCGCTGCGTCGGCTGCCAGGAAGTCCGCGAGGCTGAAGACAAGAGGTATGAATGACTCTGCATGTTGAATTCTGGCAGCTCCTAGGTTTCCTCTCGGGACTGCTCTTTTCGGTTTTCGGCGCGGTGTTCGCGGGCGGCAAGATTTTGCTAGGGCAGGTGGAGAAACGCCTGGACGAACGGTTTTCCTCGCAGGAGAAGTCCCGCCAGGAAACCCGGCACCATTGGGATGAACGATTTTCCGGGCTGGAAACGGCAGCGAAGCAGGAAGCGCAGCGCTGGCAGCAGGTGGAGCGCGAATTATTGCAGCTCAAGGCCGATCTGCCGTTGCAGTACGTCCGGCGGGAGGACTACGTCCGCAATCAATCGGTGATCGAGGCGAAGCTGGACGGCCTCGCGGTCCGCATCGAAAACGCACTATTAAAAGGAGAGCGGCATGGCTGATCTAAGCAAGATCCGGCGCGAGGATATCCGCTGGCAAGTTCTTTTGACCCTTAACAACGCCCGGCCGATCGGGGCCTACGAAAAGGTGGTCCTGACCGTGGTCCAGGCGACCTATCCGGATGCGACGCAGCACGAAGTGCGGCGGGAGCTGGATTATCTCCGCGATCGGGATCTCGTGAAGATCGATCAGAAGCCGGACGGCCGCTGGTTCTGCGACCTGACCCGCTACGGCATCGACGTGGCAGAGTACACGGTGCCGGTGGAGCCGGGCATCTCACGGCCCGAGAAGTATTTCGACTAATGGCGCGCGGGTACAAACCCTCACCTTCGGCCGAAGAGGTTCTTACGGTATTGGCGCATGTTTATGTCGTTGCCGATATCGACAAGAAGGTTCCGAATGCGGCCGGCTTTTTCGACTTCTATATCGCCAACGCGCTAACCGAAAGGCAAAGGGCAATTTGGGAGACCTATAAAAAGACCTGCCACAAAGTCAGGGCCGATATCGTGAAGTTGTTAGAGAAGGAAAAGGTCTAATGCCCCCGCGTTCCGCCATCCTGCAGCTGCCCGACACCGTCCGCGCCGAGCTGGATCAAAAGCTGATTCAACGGGGCTTTGCCGGCTACGTGGAGCTGTCGGACTGGCTGAAAGCCCAGGGCTACGAAATCAGCAAGTCGGCGGTCCACAACTACGCGACGACGACGCTGGAAAAGCGAGTGACGGCGCTCAAGATCGCGACCGAGCAGGCCAAGGCCATCGCCGAGGCAGCGCCGGACGAAGGGAACGCCATGAACGAGGCGCTGATTCGGCTGGTGCAGCAGAAGGCGTTCGACGTGCTGATCAACCTGAGCGAAGAGGATCAGGAGGTCAACCTCAAGGATATCGGCATCATGGTGGCCCGGCTGTCGAATGCCTCGGTGAAACAGAAGCAGTATCAGGCGGAGGTTCAGGCCAAGGCGAAGTCAGCCGCCGAAAAAGTGGCTTCGGTCGCGAAACAAGGCGGCCTCTCCGCCGAGGCCGTCGACACCATCCGGCGCGAGATCCTCGGGATCGTCGCATGAGCGCTCCCGCTGTCCTCTTGCCCTATCAGCAAGCCTGGGTTGCCGATCGGAGCCCGGTCAAGATCGCCGAAAAGTCGCGCCGGATCGGTCTGACCTGGGGCGAAGCCTCCGATGCCGCACTGACCGGAGCCGCCAGCCGCGAGGCCGGCGGCGACGATACCTGGTATATCGGCTACAACAAGGACATGGCCATGGAGTTCATCGGCGACGTGGCGTTCTGGGCCAAGCATTACCAGCTCGCCGCGGGTGAAATGCAGGAGGAGATTTTCAAGGATGAGGACAAGGACATCCTGACCTTCGTGATCCGATTCGCCTCCGGGTTCCGCGTGACCGCGCTGTCGTCGCGCCCCTCGAACCTTCGCGGCAAGCAAGGCGTGGTCATCATCGACGAAGCCGCGTTCCACGACGATCTGTCGGGCTTGATGAAGGCGGCGCTGGCGCTCTTGATGTGGGGTGGCAAGGTCCGTGTTATCAGTACCCACGACGGGGATCAGAATCCCTTCAACGAACTGGTGCTCGATACCCGCGCGGGCAAGAAACCGTACAGCCTGCATCGGATCGAGTTCCAAGAGGCGGTGAAACAGGGCCTCTTTAAGCGGATCTGCCTCAAGCTCGGACGGGAATGGTCGCCCGAGGCGGAAGCGGAATGGGTCGCCGAAACCTACGCGTTCTACGGGGACGATGCCGCGGAAGAATTGGACGTGATCCCGGCTTCAGGATCGGGAGCGTTCCTGAGCAGGGCGCTGATTGAAAGTTGTATGGAGGACGGGATTCCGGTGCTGCGCTTCAGCCAGCCGGATTCGTTTACCTTGCTGCCCGAGCACATCCGGAAGGCCGAAACGCAGGACTGGTGCGAGGAGCATCTTGCCCCGCTGCTGGCGCAGCTCGACCCGAATGCGCAGCATTATTTCGGTGAGGACTTCGGCCGCTCCGGAGACCTGACGGTGATCTGGCCGCTGGCGGAACAGGCCAATCTCACCTATCGCACGCCGTTTCTGGTGGAGCTGCGGAATATCCCGTTCGAGCAGCAAAAGCAGATTCTCTTTTACATCGCCGACCGGCTGCCGCGGTTCCGCCATGGCGCGCTCGACGGCCGCGGCAACGGCGAATATCTCGCCGAAGTCGCGTTGCAGCGGTATCCCGGCCGCATAACCAAGGTGATGCTGTCGCTGGAGTGGTACCGGGAGAATACGCCCCGGCTCAAGGCACATTTCGAAGACAGGACCTGGGTGATCCCGAAGCATGCCGACGTTCTGACCGATTATCGGGCGTTTCGCGTGATCAAGGGCGTGGCCAAGATTGGAGACGAAGTGGAGCTGCGCGGCGCCGATGGCAAGAAACGGCATGCGGACTCCGGGATTGCGGGTTTGTTGGCGACGTTCGCGACGGTGCAGGAGGGGCAGCCGCCGGCCGGCGAGTCGGTCGGCGATGCGGATGAGATCCGGGGCGCGTATGTGCCCGAAGCCTTTCGCGATCGCGGTCCATGGGGCAGAGGGCGGATATTCGTCCGGGGCAAGAGGCAGTAAGCAGGGGTAACGATGGCATTCACCGATCTTCTCGACCGCGTTATCAATGGCCTTTCCGCGTTCCGCGAGGCGGTTTCAACCCCGGCCAAGGCCTCTCTCCGCGAGGCGGTCGGGGTGACCGTCGACAACGATGAAGACCAATGGCGCCGGCTGACCGGGGACGTCGATCGGGATCTGTCGCCCATGACCCAAAAACGTATGCGGGACATGGCGCTGTATCTCTGGGAAGCGAATCTGCTGGCGAACCGACTGATCGAACTGCCGGTGGCCTACTTGCTGGCGGAAGGCGTGCGACTCACCGTCACGGATGAAGAGAATCAAAAGGTTCTCGACCGGTTTTGGAAGGACCCGATCAACGAAATGGACCTGAAGCTGCCGCAGAAGGTGCGGGAGCTGGCGCTCTACGGCGAGCAGTGTTATCCGACCTTCGTCAACGAGATGAACGGCCATGTCCGCCTCGGCTATCTGGACCCGGCGCTGATCGAAACCGTGGTGACCGATCCGGACAACCGCTCACAGGTGATCGGTATCGTGACGGTGAAGGATAAGAAAGGCGTGGCCCGTCGCTACCGGACCATCATCAACGGTCCGGAAGAGGTATTCAGCGCGCGCACACGGGAGATTCGCCAGACGTTCAGCGACGGCGAGGCGTTTTATTTCACCATCAACGATCTGTCCAACGGTCGCCGCGGGCGCTCGGATCTCCTGGCGCAAATCGATTGGCTGGACGGTTACGAGCAGTTCTTGTTCGGCGAACTCGACCGCGCCAGTTTCATGCGGGCATTTCTGTGGGATGTAACGCTTACCGGGGCGACGCCCGAAGAGGTGGCAAAACGGTCGAAGGAGATTTATCCGCCGGCGCCGGGATCGGTACGGGTGCATAACGACGCGGAAATCTGGGCGGCCGTGACGCCGAGCCTAAACGCCCTGGATTCCAGCGAAAACGCCCGGCTGTTCCGCAACCATGTGCTCGGAGGGGCGACCGTGCCGGAGCATTGGTACGGCGGGGGCGGCGACGTGAACCGGGCGACCGGCGAAAGCATGGGCGAGCCGACGTTCAAGGTGCTTTCGATGCGCCAACGGGTGATCAAGCATATCCTGGAGTCGATCGGGCGGTACGTGCTGCGCCAGAAGGCCATGGCCCACCAGGAAGCCGAGCCCGATTTTTCCGAGGATGCGTGGAATGTCGAGGCCGTATTCCCCGAAATGACGGCGCGCGATACCACGAAATATGCGGCGGCGCTGCAGCAGATCGTGACGGCCGTGGGGCTGGCGCTCGATCGAGCGCTCTTGACGGAAACCACGGCGATGGCTCTCATCAACGCGATCGCCGGGCGGTTGGGCGTGGAGATCGATGTCGAGGCGGAATTGAAGGCTGCGCGGAAGAAAGCCGCGAAGACCGCTGAAGACGATGTGTTTAAGGACCCGCCGGACGATTCAGCCGATAGCCCATGACCAAGAAGGAGCGTGATAAACGATTCAGGAAGGCCCGCACCCAGGTATTGAAAGCCCGGACGCGCCTGCTCAGGGGCACGCGGGATGAGATCGTCGCGCTGCTGAACGATGTCGCCGAGCAAATCAAAGTGCTCCTGGCCAGTCAACCGAGCGATTATCAGCAATGGTATCTGCCGCAGCTACAAAAGGAGATCCAAAGAACGCTGGCAGCCTTGGGCGAAAAGTCGGCCGGCGTGATCGCTACCAAGTCGGGCGAGGCATGGGCGTTGGGGCAGGCTATGGTCGATACACCGCTTGACGCTGGTGGGCTCCGCATCTCGGGCATGCTGCCGATGCTCGATACGAAGCCGCTGTTGGCGATGCGGACGTTCATGACCGACCGCATGCAGGATGTGGCATCGAGCGCGGCGGCCAGAATCAACGGCGAGCTCGGCCTGGTGGTGATCGGCGGCCAGTCGCCCGGCGATGCGATCGCCAACATCACCAACCTGCTGAAAGAGCAGTCGAGACGGCGGGCAACGACGATTGTTCGAACCGAGATCGGCCGCGTTTTCGCGACGGCCGCCCACGAGCGGTTACAGCAGGCCGGTGAAGCGGTGCCAGGATTGAAGAAGCAATGGCGCCGATCGGGAAAGATTCACTCCCGGCCTCAACACGATGCCGCGGACGGGCAGATCCAGCCGCGCGACCAGCCGTTCATCATTGGCGGTCATCAGCTCATGTACCCCCACGATCCCAAGGCACCCGCCTCGGAAACCATCAATTGCGGCTGTGTTATGCTGCCGTTTATGGAGAGCTGGGACGTGGCGGTCCCCGGAAAGAAGCCGTTCAGCGAGGAAGAGATTCGGTTGAATCCGACGAAAGCGGATATGGCCACAAGTCGCCCGATTAACGATTATTTGGGGAAATAA